GGGGTGGGTCTGGGTTAGTAGAGAATTTGTATATGTTGGGGGAATTGAGGTAGTAGCGGATGTCGCGCTCAGCGTAAGCGCGGAGGGGGACTCCAAAGGCCACAAGTGGGGGTCGGGGTGCGGTGGGTCGCGGCTGGCAGGAAATCGGGATTGGCTCAGGGCGTCTAATGTTAGATAACACTTGACAGACTCCATTAGATCTAATACAATAGAGGCTCTGGTTCAGTAATGAGTCAGAGATTCAAATCAACTTCTATTTAAGGAAATCAAAATGTCAGTTCAAAACACAACACTCAGCTTCGACAACTTCGCACGCGATATCGTCAAGGGTTACAAGGCCTTCGACAAAGCACAAGGTAAACTCAGCACAACAGTTGAATCGACAATGCAACGCTTTGTTGATCATGTAAGCGTCACAATGGGGCGCGATGAAAAAGCGTGCAAGGCCTTGCAAAAGGCTATCGCTGATTCTCAAGTTGTCATTGATACAGTCGCGGCCGGTATCATGGAGAAAAAGACATTCACGGAATATGCACAATCGGCCGCACGCGCCCTTCATTACAATGTACCATTCGCGGCCGCACTTAAGAATGACGACACCAAAAAATTGCCTTGGTCAAAAAAGGGCGCGTCAAGTGCAACCCCCAAGACTGGCAAAGTCACAAGCACAACCCGTGACGAATTGGACAAAACCCTAAGCAAAGCACTGGCACAAGCCCGCGTCTTGGGGCTGACTGAATTCGCGGCTGACGTTTTAGATCTCGCACTTGAACGTCTTGAAGGTTTTAAAGAGACAGTCTTGAACTAATCTAATATTAGATCAACCCAACCGCCGCCCTTCGGGGCGGCTTTTTTTCGCCTGTACTTTTGTACCCTGCGCATGGCTTGCGCCATGCGTGATAGTAGCCTGACCGAGGGGGAGTGCGGGCGCGAGAGTGGGCAAAGGCGCGAGAGTGAGCGTGTTGACGGCGTCTAAGATTAGATATATAATTGTATCTTTAACTACTTGGAGTCAGACATGGACAACACAATCCCAAAGCGCAGAGCGTGGCCATTCAAGGATATGCAGATCGGAGACTGCCACACATTCCCCGCAGACATAGGGCCTAAAGCACAAGTGCAATGCCACACATACGCACGAGCATCAGGCAAGAAGTTCACCACACAGCAACAGCCCGACCGCAGTATCAAGATATGGCGACTCGAATGATCTAATATTAGATGCAACACTTGCAACAGGGTGCAACAGGCAGGGTGTGACATTTGTAACGACTACTAATGGTTTCACTTTCTGTCTGTTGCAGGGGTTTTTCTCTCTCTCTCTACTACTATTCTATAAAATAATATAAAGTAACACACACAAACGAGAATATGTAGCCTTGGAATTTCGCATATACATATAACTCAGCACCCTCATGTATATGTTGGCGTACGACAACTACCCCCCATGGGCAAATATACGCCAAAACAGCGTTACTTTGTTGCATCGGCAAGTGCTCAACGTATCTATGCGGGTTCTGACATAACATACCCCCCGTTGCATCCCCGCCACACGCAACAAACCCCCTCTGTTTCAACATACATCGCATCTAATATTAGATGAACTCCCTATACATTTTCGTGTATCATATAACCTTCACTCAACTCAACTATCACACGCATATATGACCAACACCGCCGCCCAACTCACCACAGTCGAACTGCTCGAAGCCCTGCGTAATGACCCCGCAGCAAGAGCTGCTATCGCTTCGCTATACACCAAGGCAAAGAACGCCGACAGAGATGCCGAGATTGCCCACAAAGTATGGGCAGGTGCAAAGCAATCCGAAGTCGCAGTTGAATACGGACTATCTGTGAACCGCATCACGCAGATCATGTCCACACGACCAAACCCAAACCCCGAAAAGCGCAACCCAAATGCCGAGCGCAATCGTCTAATATTAGATGCGGCGCGGAACAAAGTGCCTCGTGCCGAGATTGCAAGACAACATGGACTCAGCGTTATCAGGGTCAATCAAATTGTCGGAGCCGCGCCCAAGGCGAAGAAGCTAACGCAAGAAGAACGCTTTGCCATATCCAACAAGAAATACCATGCGTTTGACGACCTGACGTTTGGTGACGAGTGCAACATCTTGGTGTCCAAGTACGAACCCATTGCAAGAAAGATCGTGGCAGACCGACTCGATGGTATGGGACAAGCACAACTCGAAGCCAAGTACCCACCCGACATGACAGGCGGAGATATTGCATGGCGAGGCGGACACTACATCGCCATTGCCGATGTGATGTACAACCCAATCACGGGGGGATGGGATAAGTAAGGGCTAGGGACTATCACCGCGTCTAATATTAGACGCTTAGTGGGGGCTGGAAACGGCTCCCAAAACACTTGACAAACTCTCCATTAGATGTTACAATAGAGCCATCGAGTAGGAAATCGTTCCGAAAGGTAGGTAGCATTACACATCGGCGCCTTCATTGCTCTTTAAAAACCTATCAGACATTGTGTTGTTGGTTACATCTAACCAAGCCATCTAATATTAGATACAACACCAAACCAAACCGCCGCTGGTAAATACCAGAAGCTACACAGGTGACGACAAGCAGTAAAACAAGAGGCACTAAGACTCCCCGAACTGATGTGTGCAACCTCCCTGAGTGAATAGGCGTTCCGTAGTCAGTCGGAGCATCAAGTGGTGTACCTAGTAGTGTGTATGTATATGGGGGCTGACGCTCACCATGACACCGAACGGGATAGCTGCCTGTATAGGCTGGATGCAATGCAAACGCAATGTACCTAAATGGGTTGGGTTGCTCTGTCCTAACCGACAACAACCCTTGGGATGTGGGATGGCTATCTAATATTAGACGCCAGTAAATCACACCGACAAACCCTATCGTACCGACACGGGAGACGCCCGTGGCTGACAAGTTCAGCTTGTAGCCCATGTAGTAGTGGGCTATGACTTGAGTTTTAACAGGAGAAAACTATGAAGACAAGCGATATGCAACCAACATCGTGGGCGTTCGGCATGAACAACCCAAAGGTAAGCATCCTGATGCGTAAGTGGAACGGCATCCGTGAGAACGTGGCGCACATGGAGGAAGTGATGCTCAAGCTAATGAGCAACCCGCAGACAACGCCTGAGCAAATGGCGTTGGTGGCAAAGGCGTACTCAAATGTGACGCAAAGGCTTAACGATACGGCAAATGCCATTGACGCCTATCTGTACCACGGCACGAAGCCTAAGCCGCTGAGTACACACATGACAAGTTGCGATGCAACTAAAACGGGCAACGAGGAATTCTGCAACTGTAAAGACTGGCAACTGGAGAACTGAAATGAACATCGTATGGGAAACCCGCGAGAACTACAACGGCGAAGGTACTGTGACATGGCTCGCAAAGATTGAACCGCCATCTAATCTTAGACGGCAGACAGACCGCTACTGGGTAACAGCGGCGGCAGTCGTGTTGGCAGACGGCAAGTACAGCGTGGGGTTTCTGCCATCAATCAGAACGTATTTCAGCCCACCAGTCACACGCCTAAACACTAGGAAAGGTGCAACGCGCAGGGTACGCAAGTACATCGAGTTGTGGGCAATAGCAGGTTATCCGACAAGGAGTTGATATGAGCAAGAGAAATCATTGCATTGAATGTGACGAGTACGTACCCGTACTGCGTTGGCGCTTGGGGTATCACACCTGCCTCAAGTGCGGCGAGGTGCAGGCACGACAAGTCAAGCACACAGTAGCACCCATGCCCAAGAGCAACTACATCCTGATAACCGACCACTCGTTACTGCGAGGGCTTAACACATCACACAAGGGAGGTGTGGCATGACTGAGAAAAAACTAGGCGACAACCATGACTTGCTTTGTCAGGATTGTTGTACCGCATTGTTTCGTTGGTTTATGACGCGTGTTGATTGGGTGCGTATCCTGAAAGAACAAGGCAGGACACCATGAGCATCGAGTGGCACGGAACTTTGTTGTTCTTAGATGGGCGATGTATTGCATCCGTATACAACACAGACAAGGGGTGGTGCTGTGTGCATCACTCATGGGTGCATAGACACCTCAAACCAAACTACACGCCATGCAAGACAGAGGCAGGAATCAAGCGCAGAGTAGCGCGATACGCCCGTGTGTGGATTGTTGCAGGTAGACCAGACGGAGATGACCTATGAAATACCGATGGAAGAAATCAACTGACTCATGGGATGACGATACATGGAAACTGTATCTAATATTAGATGGACACAAGTATCTGTTTGCCGTCGTCACTTGGTATGAGCACATCGAGGAATGGGAAGTCTTCGTATCAGGCTTTGTATGCGAAGACCATGTTCACGTTGAGAAGCCATACAAACTGTTGTGTGATGCCAAGAATGATGTGACGGACTACGCAAAGGTGTGGTGGATAACAGGCGTAGCCAACCGCATGAACGCCGATGAACTCAGGCAATGGAGGGAGTCAGCATGAACATCCGATGGAGCGATGGATTCCGCCCGAACCATGTCGAGAGGCTAGTAGCGTTCGGTAATGCAGGACACCACACATGGATGTACGCAGGGCAGTACTACCCTGCAAAGAAAGGTACGTATTGGATTGTCGAGTTGTTTTATACGGGCTTCAAGACAAGCGTACCAACAGAGCAAGAAGCACGAGACTTGCTATGGCTATTGTGCAACACGATGGAGAAAGTAGATGACTAAACACACAACACGGGGCGAGGTAAACGCTCTATGGGTAGACGATGGGTTCGGCAACCTGAAACGAATCGGGTTCGACCAGTTGATTGCAAGGTTAGTGACAGGATGGCGCAACGTCTAATATTAGATGATTAACTTCGGGCCAACACACAGAGGTAAGTGGCACAAGGTAAACCAACGGGTGTGGGATATGCAGATAGGCTACCCCGACCTAGCTTACCCCGACTACCTATGGCTTGAGATAAACAGTCGCACCAAAGAATGGGACTTGTCTATCAATGGCAACTACATCGCATCGTTTAAGACGTTTGACGAAGCCGATTCGGCAGCACCCATGCTTTTAAAACTTTATGGATATCGGAGAAACAAATGAACACTTACATGAAACTTAAATTACATCTCGAGCGCCACGTATTCAAGCGTGGGCAATACAAGGGCGATGCACCTGCGGGTAAGCGTTGGCGTACCTATGTGCGCGTAGTCAAGGGCAACGATGACTCTATGCGTGTGCGTATGTATGGCACAGACTTGTTGACTGCGTACCCCGATGGGCGTGTGGTGCTCGACACACACGGATGGTATGACCGCCCCACAACTAAGCTACGCATGAATGAAGCGTTCGGGTTCATACCCCATTTCTATATGCGCCTGTCATCACGCAAAGTATTCGGACTGTCGCAACCCACTCTATACATCGGTGGCAAGACTTATCTCTACTATGACGGCATGGAGTTGGGCGCCGATGGCACTATCACATCTCCGCTTCGCACGTTCGAGCGCAAGCGTGTGAATCGTGAGGAATCCAAAAAAATACGCGAAGACATGGCGGCGTGTGGGTTCAAGGATGCGTTCAATCTGTTGTGGGCAGTAAGCACACCTGAAGAAGCAGGGTATCGCCCCGACCGACTTAGCAACGTAGTGACGTTTGAACATCACTCGAACTATTGGCCGAGCGTAGTATCGGCGTTCACATGGACTCGTTATTACAGTTATAGCCAAAGCAAATATGTCTACGCTAAACGCGAACCGCATGAGGCGTGGGATTCACTAATGCAAACACTCAGAAAGGACTGCTATGAAATAGTAAAGACAGACGTAACCCACCTGTAAGCCAAGCCATCTAATATTAGATGCAACCAAATCTTTTTAATCTTTTAGGAAATCAAAATGCAAGTTCGTAACACACTCAAAATCAACCTCAAGCAAGCCGCGACTCTCGTTCGTAACTGCGGGTCATCTAACACGTTCATCATGCGTGGTCAGCCAGGTGTCGGCAAGTCTGACATTCTTAAAACACTCAAGCGTGAACTGCCTGACTACTTGCCTTGCTACATTGACGTAGCTAACCTCGACCTCGGTGACTTGGGTATGCCAGTCATTGACCGCGAGAGCATGGTTACAAACTATGCACCCAATGCACGATTCGGTATCGGCAAAAACCAAACACGCCCTGTTCTTCTAATGTTAGACGAACTAGGCAAAGCATCGCGCCCCGTACTCAATATGTTGTTGCCTGTGATTCTTGAGCATCGCCTCGGTGATGTGGAGTTGCCTACTGGTTCAATCGTGTTCGCAACAACCAACCTAGATACTGACGGCGTAGGCGACAACATCCCTGCCCATGCTTACAACCGCATGACCGAGTTAGTCATCAACAACCCAACGTGTGACGAGTGGCTAGAGTGGGCGGCAGACAACAGCGTAGCACCTGAGATCATGGCGTTCGCCAAGCAGACACCCGAAGTGTTCGATTGCTACACCGACCTCGACCCCAAGGCTAAGAATCCCTACATCTTCAACCCATTGACAGGCAACACTCGTACGTTCTGTTCGCCTCGTTCGTTAGCCAAGGCATCCAACCTTGTGTCTAGTCGTGATGTGTTGGGTAATGCGTTCTTACCTGCGTTGTCAGGCACAGTAGGCGAAGCCGCCGCCCGTCAGATGGAGGCGTTAGTTAATCTGTCCGATTCGTTGCCATTGTTCGAGACCATTGTGAAAGACCCACACAAGACCAAGGTGCCGAAGGCTGACTCAGTAGGTGCAATGTTCATTCTCGCTTTCATGTTGGCAAGCCGTGTAGACGCTGAGACTATTGATGAAGTCATGGTGTATGCCGAGCGTATGGGTGAGACTTCATTCGAGGCGTTCGCGTTGTTTGTCACATCATTGGCATCCAACAAATCCAAGGTAGGCATGGCGTGTCGCAACCGCAAGTTCACCGCATCCGCCGCCAAGTTGGGCAAGTACTTCTAATATTAGATGGAGGCAATATGTTAATCATTGAACAAACAATCAACGGGCGAAACATCGTCAAGATTCGCAAGGACTGGTCGCCTAGCCGCATCGGTAAGGCATACACACCACCTGTACAGAACAACGTGCAAACCAAAGACGCATATCGTTTGCAGACTGCGTACATCGGAAAAGGGTTAGGCAAATGATTGAGTTCACATTCACAGAGGTTATCTTGTTTGCATGGGGCATGGTGGCTACCGCCTATGCGTTCAAGTACAACCACGATGCGGAGATGGCTAAGTTCTTCGTTCACAAAATCATCACAGACGAATCAGTACGCAACGACTTAGTTGCGGCACACGCAAAATTTGTTAAGGAATCAACATGAGTATCTATGACACGGCACGACAACTAAAAATCTCGGGCGTAGTAGTGCAAGCCCACATCGACCCAACGCAAATCTCACCACGCATCAAGAAGATGGCGCAAGATATGTTTCGCAAGGGCAAGCTGAAGGGTGGATGGTCAAGTAAGTCAATGCAGTTAGCGCGTCAGCTTATGCGTGACAAGAACTTGCCTGTGTTGAATGGGTGGGACTCTATGTTTCGTTGCCAACGACTATCACCTGCGGACTTAGCGCAGTTCGATGAATGGTTTGAAGCTGACGCGGCGCTCGAGAAAATGAAGATTGACGGGTCTACAAATCATTGGGCAATCAAACGCCTCGACACCAACATAGTCGAGAACAAGCGCACGATACGCAAACTCAACGACTACGCCCCGCAAATGATGCAGTTCTATGTGCGACTCGACAACCAAGAGTTACGAGAGATCGTACACAACAAGTTGTTATCCCTGCGACTGCCTGAAGATGTAGCGGCGCTCAATGCGTTAGCCGATAGGTTGGATGACCCCACACCTATCCCGATGAAACTCGAAATCTTTTAATCAACCATCTAATATTAGATAAGGAAATCAAAATGAATGTGTCTGACCGTATCAAGAAATCACATATCAGTATCATGCAACACAAAAAGTTCTGTGCGTTCTCAGGCGTACTTGCTTGCGGTACTGTGTCCGTAACTGACGAGGTGCCGACTGCGGCTACCGATGGATGGAACGTCAAGTACAACGAGAAGTTTGTCGAGAAGTTCTTATCAACTGACCCCGAGTTGCGCTTCGTTGTATTGCACGAGGCAGTACACAAGGCGTATCGCCACATGAGTGTGTGGCAAGCGTTGCATGAGGAAGACCCCATGCTGTCCAACATCGCGGCTGACCACTTCGTCAATCTGTCGCTCGAAGACATGGACTCAGGCGAGGGGTTCATCAAGATGCCAAGTGTCGGTATCAAGCCCGAAGCTAAGTATCGCGGTTGGTCGGTCAAGCAAATCTTCGACGACCTCAAGCAAGAGCAAGAGAAGGGCGGCAAGGGTCAGGGTCAAGACGAGAGTGGCTTAGATGACCATGAGTGGGGCAATGCCGCAGGCGACCCACAACAAGAAGCTGAACGTGCCAATGAGATTCAACGTGCGATTCGTCAAGGCGAGATTCTCCGCAAGAAGTTGGCAGGTAAGGGTGCAGGTGGTGCCGATGGTGTGTTCGGTGACTTGCTTACTCCCAAGGTTGACTGGCGTAAGGTGTTGCGTGAATTCATTCAAGAGACTTGTGCAGGGCGTGACGAGTCATCATGGCGCAGACCTAATCGTAGGTACTTGGCAGAGGACATTTATATGCCCACCATGCTTGGCACAAAGATGAACGAGTTAGTGATTGGCTTCGATACGTCAGGCTCATGCTTTGGCGGTGACGAGATGACACGCTTCGTGTCTGAGATTCGCACCATCATCGAAGACGTTAAACCTGCCAAGACACACGTTATCTATTGGGACACCGAGGTAGCAGGGCATCAAACATTCGAGGAAGGTCAGTTCGCTGTTCAAGACTTGAAGCCCCGAGGCGGTGGCGGTACTGACGGCTCGGTATTGTTTGACTACCTGCGTGACAAGCGCATCACACCACAAGCGATTGTGCAGTTCAGCGATGGCTATGTAGGTGATTGGGGTCGTGCTGACTGTCCGACTATGTGGGCATTGACTTCTAACTTGCAAGCGCCATACGGCATCACTATTAACTTGGAGGATTGAGATATGGATTCAGTAGTTAGCGCCCTCATAGGGGTGGTTGCAGGTTTTGCGATTATGTACATCCCTCGTTGGGTGGAAGGCAAGATAGAGGAACGCAAGAAACACCGATTGGGTATTGCGCTTGGCGCCGACTCATCGCCTGACCACATGCAATCAAAGACATTCACAGTACGCGATGCTTTGAACGGTCAGTACATCACGTTTCATAAACACAAGTACAACCCTAACGGGCCTGATATTAACGAGCAATGCGTGTACATCGTGCGTGACGGCGATACGTTGATTGATGCTATCTCTGTTGTATTGGTGTTAATGGACAAGGAGGACTGAGCATGGGATACCGATCTAATATTAGATGCCTGATCTACCCAATGGACACACCAACGGGGGACAAGCCAACGCTCGTTGACAACTATCACACGCTTGTCACGCTGATGAACACCACGTTCAAAGAAGTTGTTGGTTTTTGGGATGGTTGCGTGACGTTTGACGAAGACCATCACGTTGTTGATTTTGCGATTGACGATGTGAAGTGGTACGAGTCTTACCCTGACGTTGCGGCGTTTATGAATCTGCTTAACGAGGTCGAAGACCTTGGGTATGAGTACGAGTTCATTCGTGTCGGTGAGGATAACAATGACATTGAAATGAAAGAGACCAACAACCACAACGGGTATCTCAACGTATCAACCCATATCAACTGCAATCTGTGAGGCGCGTATGTACTGCGACATGAAGATTCTTATCTACCCTAGACGCGGCGTGTATGTTGCCAAGAACAGGGAAGAACAGTATCAGATGCTCAAGGTTCTGATGCACACACTATGCGTAGATGATCTGAATGTGATTCTGAAAATGAGCAGAGACACCAAGGTTGTCTACCACGACAACGAGTTTGTAATTGAGATTGCGGTGCGTGACGGCAAAGCAAACCACAAAGACGACTTAGCGTTGAACAAGCTACTAAATGCAGTAAGCGACTTGGATGCTGACTACTCGTGGGAAGTTGCCGTTGTGCCACAAGACCATGAGCAACGTAAGACTACTTACAACAAATCAAAGAACGTATTGAACCCGTTAATGCGAATCAAACCAACCATTGAGGTATCACTATGAATACGCGAGTATTGAAATTAGTAACCGCGAAAGAATTGCAAGTGCTTGACCCCAAGCGTTTCGACAAAGAGTACTACGCATGGTGCGAGTACGCCGTACATGACGACTGGTGGGAGTGGCTTCAGGACTCGTTCAAGTGCGATATGACTGAGGCAGGTGTGCGTGTTGAGAAGATTCAGTTCGATACATACCCTGCGAGTGCCATGTTTGACGGACACGTTGATGTGGCGCAGTTTATGCAGCATCTAATATTAGATGAGAAGTACCCTGCACTCTATCTTGCCGTGAAGCAAGACGGAAGCTATGTGACTGTGAGGGCGGGGCGCTATGGCAATGCGTTCAACCTGAACGAACATCTATACAACACCGAGCCCGAAGGTATCTTTAAATACCTTGACGCTTACGCATGGGAGGACCTACTTAATGAACAACTCACGTTTGCGGGTCTTGAAACTTGCATTGAAGAATTCTGCTCCGATGCCTGCGCTAAGTTGGCAAGGGATTTGGAAGCCGATTACGAACATATCACGAGCGTGGAATCGTTTCTTGAGTCATGTGAGTGCAATGAAATTTCGTTTGAAATTGAGATTGATGAAGGAGCTTAATATGAAATTTACATTCACCGTTGGCGGCACAAAACTTGTGATGACCGCCGAACAACTCGAAGCTATGACACACATCCTTGAGGGATGCGAAATGGTGTATGACCACAGCGTTGGCAAAGACTTAGGTACTCACGGGTACAACAACAGCTACATACATCACATCAAGCCGTACAACATAAACGATTCGTTGGAGGTCAAGGTTATGACGAACGAACAGTACGAATCAACCAAGCTAGTAACCAAACTGAACAAGGAAGACTAATATGCAAGTCGCAGGAATCGCACGAGCCGCAATGCTCGTTGACTTACAAATCTCAATCTACTCAGGGCGTAAGCAAGACAAGCGTACGCAAGCTGAGGTCACGCTATCCAAGGGCGCTAACTCTAAGAAGGCAGCATCGGTGTACAAGTCGCTGTTCGCTGACTGCGTGGAGTTGGATGCCATCACTAAGTTCCAAGCGCGAGCAAGGGCAGAGCATTACCGCTTGACCCTGCCTTGGAATGACTACGGCGCTCGCTTGTTGCCCACTAAGGCGTTGCTCGACTACCAAAAAGCAATGGGTAAATACCAAGCTGAGTTCGACCGACTGGTGGGTGCGTTCTTGGACAAGTACGACACGTTGGTTGCCGCCGCCGCGTTCCAGTTGGGTACGTTGTTTGAGCGTGACGAGTACCCGTTGCGTGATGCAGTCGAGAAGAAGTTCCGCATGGAGACTTCGTTTACGCCCCTGCCTACATCGGGCGACTTTCGTTTAGATATTGAGAACGAGGTTCAGCAGGAATTGGTGGACAAGTACGAGAAGCGTATTACAGAGCAGATTGCCGCCGCTAACCAAGACTCTTGGACTCGACTGTATGACGCCCTGAAGCGACTGAGTGAGCGCCTAGTGGTGACTGAGGACGGCAAGAAGAAAGTCTTTCACGACACGATGGTGACGGGTGCGCTTGAATTGTGCGAGTTGCTTGACCAACTGAATGTGACTGGAGATTCTGCGCTCACGAAAGCTTCGCGTCAGCTTGAGTCAGTATTATCTGGCGTAACTCCTAAAGAACTTCGGGAGGAAGACGGTACTCGTATTACAACCAAGCAGAAGGTAGATGAAATCCTATCTGCATTTGACTGGGGGATTGAGTGACATATAAGGAATTTAAAAAAGCAGACGCCATACGGCAAATCGACAACTTTTACTACAAGGACCGAATGAACGATGACCTATATGAATTTCGATACGAAGCCCACGGCGGTGAGTTCAAACTCAAATGCTGGCATGACGGCAAAGAGAACACGCTACATGGTTCAGTCTCTACGCAACCCGAATGGCTTACGGGCATCGTGGATGTTGCGAGGGTTGCAGGCCGCCTCAAGACGCCAATCACCCCACCGCCAGAGGTCATCCTTTGGTTCCATACCGACAAGAACCATACCCTCATCAACTTTATTGAACTAGCATGACCTACGACAACTTAACCGATTCCGAATTGCTCCGCTTTGCGGATGCACACTACGCTGACCCGCTTATCAAAGCGTTAACAGAGCGACTCGAGATGCGCTTGCGCGACCTTGACGAACTCGAACATCTATTGGGGCGCAAGGCACCACAGCCTATCCCTAACGATGCCCAAATGAAATTCAACTTCTAATATTAGATGGAGGTAACCATGCCCACAATGCAAGAAGAATTAGCTCGTACCCTGAAAGAATGGGAAGTAAACAACGGAGGACTTATGCAAGCCAAACAAAACCTTTTCAACGTCACCAACAACGTAACTCGTGCCACATTTGATTATGTGAAAGCAAACCCTGGCGTTACTGCCACTCAAGCCGCTAACGCAATGGAGCCGCAAGGGTTCAAGGCATCTTCGGTATCATCGCTCATGGCGGCTATGGTGCGTAATGGCCTGTGTCGCAAAGAAGGGTACAAGTACTTTGTCACAGCGGAGGAATACGTACCCCTCAAGCCTTCGCGCAAGCTGAAGAAAGAATCCAAGAAGTCGGAAGTAGCCAAGCCCATCTCGGAGCCTACTATCACACGTATGGAATCTAAGCCGCAACTTGTAATCTCAGCAGACTACATCATCAACAACCTGCCAATCCGTGAGGCGTTTGCTTTGTTCAAAGAACTCGAAGTCTATTTTGGGAGCACCAAATGAAATACCTACAAGAGATTGTGTTCGTTGTTACGCCCTTCTTCGTGGTCAGTTTTATGATGTACCTGATGGGTTCGTTCTTGTCTGCAAGTTGGAACCCTAACGAATGGCAACGCGTTGACCGAGCCTTCTGCCTGATCACGGCATGGGTGTTTGGTGCTATGTTGCTTATCCGTCTAACTCACGAAAGAAAACATGACAGCGATTGAAAACATAGCATTGATGGCGGCGCTCATGGCACTTGGTATTAGTGCAACGTGGGCAGTCCTGCTTGGCCTAATTTACTTTTTCGAGGTGCTAGATGACTAAAGAAGAAATTTTTAAATTGATTGAGACTAACGGACTGACATTGCATGGCGACATAGAACACTTTGCCGCCCTTGTAGAAGATCATGTTCTTATGGAGAAATTAGAGTTACCCCAGCCAAGGTTGACTGGTAAGTTCTCCATCAGGGCGGGTGCATTTAAATGTACGGGGTGCACGGGCACTTGGACAGACCGCGAAGATGCAAAACACCATTCATGTAGGGATTACCAATGAGTAAAAGTAACATCACAGGGAAAGACAAAGAGTTTTATGAAAAAGGACAACGTATGTTTGATCGGATTAAACCGCTAAAACCCATCAAGCCATACTTTGACACTATTCAAGAAGACATTGATTTGCTGTACCAAGTCAATAGCGCGGACGTTGACGCGTTGGAGGACGCAAAGATAACCCTGACCGTCATCAAAGAAGCGGAAGCGGGGGTCTATGACGAAATTATTGACGAGGCGTTGGCGCTGATTAGCAAAGCGTTAGGCATGAGTTATGGAGATGCTATGGAAAGAGTAGCGGACAGAGCAAAAGGAAATTCAAGATGACTAAAGAAGAAATGAGTACGCTACTGCGTAGCGTGGGTGTGAACGAGAACACCGTGACGGGAATGGAGAACGCGTATGAAATAGGCGTGGAACAGGAACGCGCCCGTGTAGCAAACATCTTGATATATTGGGGCGACCACCGCAAAAGTATTGAGGGGGATTTAATCGACATATTGCAGGACGTACAGCGCGGTGCGGAGTACCCATGACATGGCCGTTCCCTCCACACCCACCGATACCTTGGACTCCGCAACAAGAGCGCGAGTACCAAGCACAGAAACGACAACAACTACCCGAGAGCCCCCTATGACAATCATCAATGCGTTTCATCCCGACTACATGAAGACACACGAGCCCAACTTTATGAAAGACTTTCGTACAGTTGAGGCCAACCAAGCGGAGCGTAGAGTCAAGGAGCCGCGCAAGAAGATCAGGAAGCCCCGCGCATCTGTGAAGATACCCAAGCAGGTGCACATCAACTCCAAGTCACAACAACGCATGACGATGGAAGAAGTCAAGGCAGAGCTTCTGAAGCGGTCAAGCTTCTACACATACAGCAAAGCGGTGGCATCAAAATGAATCTAAACCAAGGCAAGGTGGCTGGCGGTCTGGTAGACGAAATGCTAGAGCTTGTTCACAAGTATGACGAGACGCTTTACATGGCAACTGTGATTGGATGCTTGGAGTTGGTTAAACAGCAATTGATTAACGACAGCTTGGAGGGCCACGACGATGAGTGAAGTTAAGCCTAATGCGTGGCTACTGATGGATAGCACGATTATTTCGGATTATTCATACAACCTAAGAAAGCACAAAGAAGACGGTGACATCCCTCTTTTTGCAAAAGCGCCTTGGGTAGACCTAACAGACGATGAAATGTTGATGATTTACGGGCAGCAGCACGAAGGCAAAAAATACAGCCTTGGTCGCATGGTGCAGGCAGCATTGAAGGAGAAGAACACATGACTGAACAAGAACGTGAACTGGACTTGGCATTGGCTGAAGCCATGCAAGAAAACCGTAAGCTTCGTGAAGATAATGAGGAGCTGAAAACCCTCTTAGATGTGGAGCGCATGGCTATCCTTGACATGGGCGACATTTTGAGCAACTACGAAGACCTTATGGCTGAAATGAAACAACGAATCACTGAACTGGAGGGGACATGAAAGACTCCGCAATGTTGCGCCGACTGAAGCGCCTTGGGTTAATCTTCTTGGGCAACACACGCAACCTGCTATGGGTTGCGTTCCCTTACTTGTTGGCGGCATTTATTGGCGCAGAGATCGGGTCAAACTTGATTGAAGCGCGTATCCACAACGACTGCAAGTTCACCAATGGTTTCCGCATTGGCACGACAGGCTACATCTGCGAGATGGGGAAGTGAAATGACACAAGATGAAATAGAAAAAGCGTGGAAATTACTGTCCATGCACAACAGCGAGTTGTTGCTGGAGAACGAACAACTGAAGAAGCAGCTTATGCGTAGCAGCTTGTGGTTCACAATCAAACGCGCCTATCGTATTTGGAGGGGTAAGGAATGAAACTCGAATGGGATAAGGCCCCCGTAAGGACCCAATGGGGTCACGACATGATGGAAGCCAGCGTTGCGATCGACAAAGACCACACACTCTCGCTGTATTGCGAACGCGATCAAACAGACAAGGTACCCAAGGTTCTAAAGCCTAAGTGGAAGAAACTGACCAAGCGAAAGATCGAATCGTTGGTGCTTGAAGGTGATACCTACTGGTGGAGCGCCGAGGAGTACATCAAGAAAACACAGCAAGCATTAGAGGAGATAAACAAATGACACACGAAGCAGGCAAGGGCGATAAGCAACGCCCAACAGATCACGAGAAGTTCGAGCGCAATTTTGAATTGATATTCGGCAGAAGGTCGGGCATCACCAAAGAAGAGTTCGACAACGTGGACAAGAACTTTGCAGAAGCCCACGCGCAATACAAGAAGGACATGGAATGCCTGAAAGAAAACCAATCGGTCTCTCAGTCCCCTACCGAAAAGTGACGCAAGATAAACCCCAACAACGCAATCCACTGACGGTGGAGCAACTGCGCGCGCATTGGCAGGTCGCCAAAGTGTTAGACATGACTGACGCCGAAATCGACTTCGCTGATTATGTGCTGATTGCCCGCGACGTGGAAGCCCTGCATGGGATTAAATAATTATGCGAAAACGAAGCAAGTACAAGCCAAAGAAAAATCTGCTCGACCCCGTGACGTGGGTGTTGGCTGGACTCAAGCCAATGAATTCGATTGCAGTAACCACTGACATACGAATCAAGAACCATGCGGCGATGGACACGCTCCGTAGGGGCGATGCAACCCGAGACGACATTGACATATTGATTGGCATGTTCAACATGACCGAGGCGTATATGCGCCTGCGACCTGAGCTTGGTGTCGATTGGGCAGAAGAAATCAAGCAAGGGCAAGATGCACTACTGGCGGTAGGTAGGCGTGGTGTTGAGTCAGGCAGGTTCATATTGAAGGCAAGTGAGTTGAAAGCCATGAACCTTGTCATGGAGTTGCACGATGCACAGCTTGACCAAACCAATGTGCGTGACCTTGAGCAAGCGATGGACTTGGTTAACCTCGAGTTCCAAAAGAAATTAATGAGACCTGTTGTAGTTAAGGAAGAAACAAAATGAACGCAGACGAAACCCAAGTAAGCGGCACACACTACAAGGACATGGCCATGCAACCTTGGGCTGTGATGGAGGCAGTGCTAACGCCCGAAGAATTCCGTGGGTTCTTGAAAGGCAACATCATCAAGTACGCCATGCGCCAAGGCAAGAAGGAAGGTAGCGATGATGCAGGCAAGGCCAAGCACTACAAGCTAAAGCTGGAGGAGATAAATGGCCGCAACACCTGAATCCAAGGTAAAGAAGAAGGTACATGCCCTGTTGAAAGAACACGGGGCGTATGCTGTGAACTACATTGGTGGACAATATGCGAACGCAGGCACCCCTGACATTCTCGTGTGCTACAAGAAACACTTCATCGGCATTGAGTGCAAGGCAGGGCGTGGCAAGCTGACCATGTTGCAGTTCAAGAACCTGCGGGACATAAACAATGCAGGTGGGCTTGCACTTGTGATTAACGAAACCAACCTTGACTACTTGGGGAGTTGCCTTGACCTCATCAAAACCTACGGACACGCTCGATCCAATTACGAGCTTTTTGAACCAAAACAAACGGAGACCGACTGATGACGAACTCAGACTCATTAGGCGCCGAGAGCGCGACCGAGCCAACTACCAAGCCCGAATCAGACGCCATGAACATGAGCGCTGGAGCAGAGATGCTGATAGCGCGGATGAAGACTAACCCTGATGACTTCAAATACGGTGGACGGTTCTACCGTGTAGTGGACGCGTGGAACGCAGGTGGGCAGGGGTGGGTATCAGAACGAGACACTGTCGCTTTGAAGACCGCGTTTGCGGAGCACATCCAAGAAGCCGAGTTCAGCGAGTGGGTGTACAACGAAATCTTCAACCCGAAGGAAGAAGAGCGTTACCAAAGCTCGTATAAACAGGCCGCTGTACAAGGACAACTAGCGCAGATGCAAAATGCAATGCGTAACTCACGCTATGCAAGCGGAGTGACTAACCCGTTGCAAGGTATCGCCGGGTATGGCGGCATGGTATCGCCGGGTATGGCGGTGGAAGTATCTAACACGGACCCTGCGGGTATATTTACGTCAATGAAAAACAAACTAGGACTCTGACATGGAAGAAATCAGTGACGGCGTAAAGATTCTGTGCGACCGCATGGAGAACAACCCCGAAGAATTCGAAGAGACCGAATACAACCCAAGCACAATGCACCGCACGCTTGGCAAGTTCTACTACGATGGCAGGGAGATTGAATCCCTTGCCAAAGGCGAGGCCGCAGGCAAAGAAAACTTCTGGTACTTGAACGAAACTGAGAAGGCCATGCTTGTCAAAGCGTATGTAGATATGCGGCGTAGGTGGGCGACGCAGAGAGTAGTCGAGAAGCTGCTTGCTGAACCCGAGCCCGAAGTAGATGTAGCGAAAGCTATACGCAACGCAAACCGCCCGTTGACTAAGGCGCAGATGGTGAATGACGCTCTACAACTGATGAACAAGTCGTTTGATGAAACATACGCAAAGGACCACAACACGGGTACGATAAAGTACAAGGCCCTTGGCCGCTATTCTACTGGGTGGGACGGCAACCCTGTACCAGACCCTTGGAAGAAAAATAAATGAGCACAGTAATCACTTTGGATTGGGAAACGTTCTACTCCCGTGACTTCAGCTTGACGAAGTTCACAACGGAAGAGTACGTGCGGTCGCCGCAGTTCGAGACCATTGGTGTTGCGATAAAGATTGGCGATGGAGATACGAAGTGGTACGCACAGCCCGAGGTGGCTAATGTACTTGCCGAGATTGATTGGTCAGACAAGATGGTGGTGTGTCAGAACACCGCGTTCGATGGTGCGATCATGGCGTGGCGCTACGGCATTAAGCCTATGGCTTGGTTTGACATCATGGGTATGTCCCGCGCGTTGTATCCGCATGAGAAGTCGCACAGCCTAGCCGCGCAAGCTGAACGTGCAGGCATCGGCGAGAAGGGTAACGAGGTGCTGAACGCGTTGGGTAAACATTATTCAGAATTCACTGCTGAGGAACTGGAACGCTACGGCGAATACTGTATCAATGACGTTGAGCTTACCTATACGCTGTTCAATCGCTACCTAGCTGAAGGGTTCCCGCGCCAAGAGTTGCGCTTGCTTGACCTGACCTTGCGTATGTACATCGAGCCCGTGTTGGAGCTTGACCTGCCGTTGTTGCAGTCACATCTATTAGAAGTGAGGGAGCGTAAGCTGACCCTGCTTGAGACTGTGCGTGACCAGATGCTCAAGGACGCTAACCCTGACTTCGTACACACGATCTTCTCCGAAGGCACCGAGGGCATCAAGAAGTTGCTCATGTCCAACGAGAAGTTTGCTGAGACCCTGCGTACGTTTGACGTTATCCCGCCTACCAAGGTGAGCGCCGCCACAGGCAAGACAGCCTATGCGTTTGCTAAGACAGACGATGGCATGAAGGCGTTGGAAGAACACTCCGATGACCGAGTGCAGGCATTGGTAGCCGCCCGTCTTGGCAATAAAACAACACTCGAGGAAACCCGTACCGAGCGCTTCATTGGCATGGCAAGCCGTGGCAAGTTCCCTATTCCATTGCGCTATTACGGCGCACACTCAGGCCGTTGGTCAGGGCAGGACAAGGTGAACATGCAGAACTTACCCGCCCGTGGTGCGAACGCCAACAAGATCAAGAGCGCGATCAAAGCGCCCGAAGGCTACGTCATCATTGACTGTGACTCAGCACAGATTGAAGCCCGTACGTTGGCATGGTTGGCAGGGCAGGATGACTTGGTGGAAGCGTTTGAGAACAAGGAAGACGTCTATTGCATCATGGCCTCGGCCATCTACGGTAGGGAAATCACTAAGGCAGACAAGACTGAACGACAAGTTGGTAAGACTGTGATCTTGGGTGCAGGCTATGGCGTTGGGCACGTCAAGCTACGGGCGTTCCTGAAGCTGGCCGCAGGTGTGGATTACACCGAGTCCGCGGCCAAGGCAATCGTTGACACCTATCGTGGTAAGTACCACAAAATCCCTGAACTGTGGCGAAAAGCCAACGATTCGCTGTCTGTGATGACCTGCGGCGGCGAGGCTCCGATTGATGCTGTGGGCTTGATTAACGCTACGCAAAAGGGAATCACCCTGCCAAGCGGCTTGCACATCCAGTACCCCGAACTTACGAAAGTAATCTATGACGGCAAAGACCAGTGGGTCTACACATCCAAGGGTCTGGTGACTCGGGTGTATGGCGGCCTGATGGTGGAGAACTTCTGTCAAGCCGTAGCACGCTGTGTCGTGGGGGAGCAGATGTTGCGTATCGCCAAGCGCTACAAGGTGGTGCTGACCGTACATGATGCGGTAGCCTGCATCGCCCCTATTGCCGAAGCCAAGGAAGCCCAAGCGTACGTTGAGGAGTGCATGTCATGGCGTCCATCGTGGGCACAGGGGTTGCCACTTGCTTGTGAGTCAGGGGTAGGCGCCTCATACGGCGACTGCTAAACTATAGACCTCACAAACAAAATTGGTTCGCACTCATGGCACTTGCACATTCCTACTCGTCAATCAAAGACTTCGAGGGTTGCCCTAAAAGGTACCATGAAGTGCGTATCCTTAAATCATTCAAACAAAGTGACACAGAAGCTACCCTATACGGCACAGCCGTACACAAAGCCTGCGAAGACTTCATCAAACTCAGGACACCTTTCCCCCCACAATTTGCTCAGTTCCAACGCTTCGTGGAGCCACTTGCAGCTATTGAGGGAACTCTCTACTGCGAAGAACGCATGGCAATCCGAGCAGACTTTACGCCGTGTGGATTTTTTGATAAAGACGTATGGTTCAGGGGCATCCCTGACTTCTTAGCAGTTAACAACGAACGAGGCATTGCCCGAGTCGCTGACTACAAAACAGGTAAGTCAAGCCGCTACGCAGACACAGCCCAACTGGAACTACTTGCTGCCATGATCATGGCGCACCACCCTGAGATTCACACCGTCAAAGGTGTCTTGCTTTTTATGGTGGTTGGCGATGTAATTAGATCTCAATACACAAGAGAACAATTGCCTGAGATTTGGTCTAAGTGGGCAGGCCGAGCCAATGCAATCGAGAAGGCGGTGGAGTTAAATATTTGGAACCCCCGCAGTTCAGCTCTGTGTAAGTTTTGCCCAGTGTCCAGTTGCCCCCATAATTGATACATGGTATACTGGCGGCATATCAACAGTACCAAGAGATTCGTATGGCTGGATGGCATCACGAAAACGCAAATTGGAAACCCAAGCCCTGCGCAGTATGCGGCGCTGAATTCACTCCGCACAGTGGGGTGCACAAGTTTTGCTCGGTGCAATGCAAGGGCAAGTGGCAGTACATCACCGGAGCGCAGTCCACAGAAAATCAGTATAAGCAGATCAGTGGCAATTGGGCTCGATACTGCGCACGACTGCTGTACTACGGCGGCCGTAAGCGCGACCAGCTTACCAAGCAAATCCTGCTAGACAAGCTACAAGCGCAGGACTACAAATGCGCCCTGTCAGGGGTGCCGTTGACGTGTGATTTGTCCAAAGGGGTTGTATCGCAAACAAATGCTTCAGTTGACCGCATAGTTGCAGGCGGCTCATATACCGAGGACAATATTCAAATGGTGTGCAGGGCGCTTAACCATTGGCGTGCTGATACCTCCATAGAAGATTTTGTTGCATGGTGCCGCAGAGTCGTTGACTACAACACACCTACCTTGCAGGTTGCGCAAGGGGAACAGGAGTACGATCATGGCCAAAAAGCGTGATTACAAATAGCGAATATGAAAAATATCAGGGGAAACCCGAACAAATTAAAAACCGTTCCGAACGCAACCAAGCACGACGAGCGTATGAAAAAGCCAACGGCGACCTGCCAACCAACGTGGACGTAGACCACAAGAAGGCGCTCTCCAAGGGCGGCGCACCCACCAAGCTATCTAATCTTAGAGCAGCTAGTGAAGCGGAAAATACGAGCTTCTCCCGCACCAAAACTGGTGCCATGAAGTCTCAAATTTCCAAGCGCGAACGTAAAAAATAATGTAATATTTGAGCGCCTAAGATCATTGGGCGTCTCTGGTAAGGGGTTCAGCTAGGTAGTTCGCTACCTAGCTATTTTTGCCATCTGTTCAAAGTCTGTATATGCAAATCATAGAAAACAAAGCGTTGCTTTTTAGCACGCCCAAGGCGGCGCAAATCACGTCGCTGATACCCAAAAGCAAAGTCCTGCCTGACGGCAATCTGCTCGTTAATTGGGACTTCGAGGAGGTTCAACTCCTGCGTAATCTTGGCATACAAGAGGTGCCGAGTCCCATCTTGGGACGATACAAATGGCCGGGCGTGTACACGCCGTTCGATCACCAACGAACCACAGCCGAATTCCTCACACTGCATCCACGTTGCTTCGTGTTTAACGAGGCGGGTACTGGCAAGACCAGTGCGGCGGCGTGGGCGGCTGACTACCTGATGACTCAAGGCAAGGTGCATCGTGTCTTGATCGTGTGCCCCGTGTCCATCATGGAGACTGCATGGAGGTCTGACCTGTTCCGCACAGTGATGCACCGCACCGTGGCAATTGCACAAGGTACCAAGAAGCAACGCAAAGCCGTAGTAGAAGGGCAGTTCGAGTTTGTCATCATCAACTTTGATGGCGTGAAGGTAGTGTCCGATGAACTTGCCGCAGGTGGGTTTGACTTAATCATTGTGGACGAGGCCAATGCTGTTAAGAGTGTGCAGACAGATCGTTGGAAGTACCTCGCTAGCTTGATGAAAGCCAACACGCGTATGTGGCTGATGACTGGCACACCTGCATCGCAGTCTCCGTTAGATGCGTATGGCTTGGCTAAGTTGGTGAACCCCGACTCGGTGCCACGCTTCTTTGGTTCGTTCCGCGACAAAGTAATGCTCAAGCTGACGCAGTACAAGTGGGTGCCCAAGGCTGACTCCAAAGATACGGTGCACAGGATTCTGCAACCTGCCATACGGTTTACCAAAGAAGAATGTCTTGACCTGCCGGACTTGCTTTACACCACACGCGAAGCACCACTGACCGCACAGCAATCCAAATACTACGAGGCCATCAAGAAGCAAATGATGACCGTGGCGGCAGGCGAAGAAATCACCGCAACCAATGCGGCGGCCATGCTCAACAAGTTACTGCAAATATCACAAGGCGCGGCGTACACGGACACTAGGGAAGTTGTGTCGTTTGATGTGAGCAACCGCTTGAATGAACTGGTCGATGTGATTGACGGCACTGACCACAAGGTGCTGGTGTTCATTCCGTTCCGACACTCTATGGAGATGTTGCAGGAGGAGTTGCTCAAAAGAGGATATACCGTTGAGTGTATTCATGGCGGCGTACCTAGTCACCAACGCGGAGAGATCATCAAGCGATTCCAAACCGAAGATGACCCACGTATCTTGTTGCTTATTCCGCAGGCAACGGCACACGGGATTACCCTGACTCGCGCAGACCAAGTTGTCTGGTGGGGTCCAGTAGCTTCTACGGAGATATACCTACAAGCAAACTCACGCGCCCACCGCGCAGGCCAGACAAACAAGGTTACAGTCACCCACCTGCAAGGTAGCCCTGTCGAGCGCCGCATGTACACCATGCTCCAGAACAAAGTGGACGCTCACCTAGACCTCGTTGAACTTTATAAACAAGAATTAGCTTGACGAGGTAATTTGACACTGTATACTTTCACCCCCAACCCCGCAAATCAAAGGAAATCAAATGGACGCCAATGAACTAGTCAAGGTCTACATCAAGATTCGAGACGCAAAAGCAGCGAAGACTGCCGAGATGGAAGCGCAGTTAAAAGAACTGCAAGATCAAATGGACCTCGTGGAGCATGAGCTACTTGAGATATGCAAGACCACCGGACAAGACGGTGGCAAAACACAATTCGGTTCGTTCACACGTTCCGTCAAGACTCGGTACTGGCCTTCTGATTGGGATGCTATGTACCGATTCATCAAAGAACACGATGCACCAGAGCTTCTGGAACGTCGCGTAAGTCAGACTAACTTCAAGGAATTCTTGCAAGCTAACCCTGACAAACTGCCCGAAGGCATGAACGTTGAATCTCGTTATTCGATTCTTGTGCGCCGTGCAAAATAAACCACCATCAAAGGAAATCAAATGAGCAATATCTCTCTCTTCAAATCTGGTTCAGTTATCCCCGACTACTTGCGTGAAGGTTCAGACGCAACAACTAAAGAAATCGCAGGCTCGTCCGGCGGTAAGTCAATCTCGATCAAAGGCGGCGTATGGCGCATGATCGTAGGCGGCGAAGAAGTTGCAAAGAACGAAGACCGTGCCATGAACTTGGTCGTCATCGCAAGTGGCAAGGGCGTGACTCGCACCTACTACGCAGAGAAGTACGAAGAAGGCAAAGACATTAAGCCTGCCTGCTGGTCAGCAGAAGGTGTCGTGCCCAACGAAGAAGTCACACGCCCACAAAGCAAGTCGTGCGCTACCTGCCCACAGAACATCGAGGGTTCAGGCGATGGTAAGGCTCGTGCTTGCCGTTACAGCAAGCGTTTGGCTGTGGCTTTGGAGAACGACATTAGCGGCAACATCTACCGCCTGTCTATCCCTGCGAAGTCTTACTTCGGTCGTGCTGACGGTGACAAGATGCCACTGCAAGCGTTTGGTAAATTCTTGGCAGGCCACGGTATTCCAATTACCGGCATCGTGACTGAAGCTCGTTTTGATACAGCCGAAGCTGTGCCAGTGTTGAAGTTCCGCGCTGTGCGCCCCTTGACCCAAGAGGAATGGGAACAAGGCAAGTTGCAGAGCCAGACCGAAGACGCCAAGCAAGCTATCGAGTTCAAGATGGTTCCATCTAAGAACGAAGCACAACCTGCGTTGCCTGCAGCGTTCAAAGAGCCTGCGCCACAAGCTGCCGCTGATGCGGACGTTAGTGAGCCTACAAAGCGCCCCTCAAAGAAAGCTGAATCAGCACCCGCACCATCTAAAGATGTGGCATCCGTGTTGGACGCTTGGGGCAAAGACGAATAATGAGTTCAATCTCAAGAGGGTATAGCACCCTCTTTATTCGCAAGGTGGAGGAAGCTGACCGAGGCGACTTGGTTAGCCAGTATGCCTATGCTTGTATAGACCGCAATCTCCCCATGACGGAGGTTGCGCGTCGGATGGATGTGACTCGTGCCACCATCTACAACTGGTTTACTGGTAAGGCGACCCCCCGCGCTCACCAACAAGAAAAAATCCGCAAGGCTTTAGCGCGTTGGCAACGCCGCGCTTGAACCTGCTAACCCGTGAGACTCCGTGAACTACTTCCTCGAATCCGTTTTACCAACGCAAGGCAACTACTGCGTTGTGGGGATCAGAGCAGGTACCGTACGCCCATCATTCCACAACAACCTCGATGATGTTGAAGCTGTTGCCGAAGGCTTAGATGCCGGTGGGATTGATGCGTACTTTGCATTGGCTAGTTTTGATGTTATCGCCGATGGGCGCAAAGCTGACAACGCACTCTACCTACGTTCTTTTTTCCTTGACCTCGACTGCGGCACAGGTAAACCATACCGTGACCAAGCGCATGCCGCACAAGAGCTGGCCGTGTTCGTGCAAACGACAGGTCTACCAACACCCACAGTGGTTAACTCAGGCGGCGGTATTCACGTCTACTGGCCACTTACCGAAGACATTGCTGCGCCCGAGTGGGTCAAGTATGCCAAGTCGCTCAAGGCGTTGTGCCGTGAGCAAAAACTATTTGCCGACCCTGCGGTAACTGCGGACGCTGCGCGTATCTTGCGCGTACCCGGCACACACAATTTTAAGAACGGTACAGCCCGTGGAGTGCAAATCATTGCAACCGGCCAAGCTAGTCCGTTAGAAGCAATCACATCTTGCCTACCTGCACCGGCTATGGACTTGAGCGCGGCTAAAGCGTTCGGCATGGACGAGGCATCAAAAGATTTGGCAGGGGGCGACTACCCCGTATGCAACTTCAGGAAGATCGTGTTTATGTCGGTCAACACCGACAAAGGTTGTGCACAGATCAAGAAGGCAGTCGTAGAAGCCGCTACCTTGGAAGAACCATTGTGGAGAGCCGCGCTGTCTATTGCCAACCGTTGCGAAGATCGTGATACGGCAATTCATTTGGTTTCTAAAGATCACCCCGAGTACACAGCGTCAGCGACCGAAGCAAAAGCTGCCGAGACCAAAGGCCCATACACCTGCGAGTGGTACCGCGACAACAACCCGTCAGCTTGCGAAGGTTGCACCCACCGCATAACAAGCCCGATCATCTTGGGCAAGATAATTCAGATGGCGACCACGAACGTGGTTGAAGTTGTATCGGCCCCACCCAATGTAGGCTATACGGTTGAAGAAGACATGGATGGTGACGAGGGCGGCCCTCGCATCTTGGTGGAGATTCCACCAATGCCATTTGGTTACGAGCGTGGCGTTAAAGGCGGCGTGTATGTAAACGTCAAAGACGGAGACGGTAATTTAACTCCCGTACTAATCTACGACCGCGACCTATACATCACGGAACGCTTCTTTGATTCAGACGAGCATGGCGATGGAGACGGAGAGATGGTCTGCATGCGCCTGCACATGGAGCACGATGGTGTTCGCCAGTTCTACAGTCCTGTTGCTGACTTGTTTTCAAAAGACAAACTGCGCGATACGCTTATCAAGAACGGCGTAATGGCCTACGGAAAAACACTGGACTCACTCATGGCTTACTTTGCATCTTCAATTCGACAGTTGCAATCTAAATTTGCAGCAAACAAAACACGCAGCCAAATGGGCTGGACTCCTGACATGCTTGGCTTCGTTGTCGGCGAACTGGAGTACACACCAAGCGGCACTAAGCTAGCACCCCCTGCAAGCGGCACACGACAACTGGCCCCTGCATTTACCCCGCAAGGTACGTTGGAGGAATGGTCTTCAATGGCTAACTTCTACAACACGCCCGGCCTTGAAGCGCATGCGCTTACATTGTTCTTTGGGTTTGGTGCTCCGCTTCTCAAGTTCGTTGGCGGCACGGCGGTCAAGGGCGCAATGGTTCACTTGAAATCAAACGTATCTGGCTCAGGCAAGACTACGGCACAGATGATGGTCAACTCAATCTTTGGGCACCCATCTGAATTGCTGATGACAAAAGACGACACGTATGCGTCCAAGATGCACCGCATCGGCATGATGAACAGCATCGCATTTACGATGGACGAAATTACCAACTCGGAAGATCAAGAGCTATCTGATACTGCGTATGGTGTGACTACTGGCCGTGCACGTCACCGCATGGAAGCCAACAGCAACAAGCTGCGCACCAACAACACAACGTGGTGCACAATTACTATCACATCTTCTAACGCATCAATCGTTGATAAGCTGGCACAACTCAAAAGCACAGCCGATGGCGAACTGCGCCGCGTGTTGGAGATTGAGGTACCCAAGATCGAGTCCATGTCCAAGTTTGAGATTGACTCGTTGTTTGCAAAGATGGCAACCAACTTCGGCGTAGCTGGCCCCATATTCATTGAGTACGTTATTGCCAACCGTGATGCAGTCAAGGACATGCTGGTGAAGATGCAGGCTCGTATCGACAGTGACTTGAAGCTTGACCAATCAGACCGGTTCTACTCTTGCATCTTGACTTGTGCCTTCGTGGGCGCGGCTATTGCGCAGAAGTGTGGCTTGTTCAACATCGACATTCCCCGCGTGTATCAATACGCATTGGGCTTGGTTGAGTCAAACAAAGTGGCACAGTTCAACAGCGTTGGCAATCCATTGCTGGTTGCACAAGAGACGCTATCTGCCTTCATCAACGAGAACGTCAACAACGCACTGGTTATCAACAGCACGATGCGTGGGGCACTCCCACAGGCACCTATCGTGTCTCCTCGCGGTTCATTGCGCTTGCGCTACGAGCCCGACACCAAGGAGTTGTTCATCACCTCTGCCGAGTTCCGTGCGTTCTTCACCAAGCGCCAAGTGGACGTACGCGAGAGCTTGAAGCATCTGGCCGCCGCCGGTATCGTCAAGCATGATGGCAAGTCTGATACCAAGCGTATCGGTGCTGGCGCTGTGGGCGGCATGACTGGCCTCAACGTACGCTGCTATGTATTTGATGGAAAGGCTATGGGTATAGATGCCACCGCGTTCCAAACCAACACCGACCCATCTACTCCATGACCTACGGGTTGTGACCATTCAAGATGTTGAGTACTTCATCGAATGGTCACAAGTAGGTGTGGGAGACTCGTTTTTCCTACCCACTGTAGCTACGCCAACACATGTAAGAGCAATTCTGAAGCCCGTTGCTGACGAGTTAGGATACAAGTTCGCCATACGCGCCCGTTATGAGTACGTGCGGTATGGCGTGAGGGTCTGGCGGGTTTACTGAGGCATGTTGCGGATTTGAGTCTTGGCGTCTCGCAGCCAGCGGACCATTTCCACTTCGTACTTGCGTACTTCCTCAAGCTTGTCGCGGCGTTCTTCTTGCGTCATGGTTGCCGCAGCTTCGGCGCCATCAAGGTACTTGCGATAGGCACGGGCTTCCTCGATCTGGTTCAGTGTGGAATTCACCGCAGATGCCAAAGCTAGCTCGTCCTTGTGCTCGTTATAGAACTTCTCAGCAGCATTGATGTCAGTCTTTGCCAAGTCGTTGAGCGTGTTGTTGATCTGCCCAACTTGCTCACGCGTATCGTAGAACTCTGACGTGCGGCGCGTACCGACAGGGTCGTATGCGTAGTTGCTTACCAGTGCCCACTTGTGCAGTGGGCGGTCCATACGCGTTGGGTTCAGCAAGCTGTCCGTGACCATAGTGGCCGTGGCAGCAGTTGAGCCGAGGTATCCGCGCAGTGCGTTGTCCACCATGATTGGGGAGACTTCCACGCCCACAGAGTTCTTTGCAAAATCTGCGATGGCAATAGCCAACTCGCTTGTGCCGGATGCGCGGCGCATGCTAGGCAACATGCCTTTCTGGTGGATACCTTCCAACTCGCGGCCAGTCAGGAACGAGTGGTTCGTCCATGCCTCAAGCAATGGTTTGGCAGCCTGCGGGATTGGCACAGTGCGACCAACGTATTGTTCAAAGATGTAGGTAGCCGCCGTACGCACGGCCTCAAATGCTTCCTGTTCCTCTGGTGTCCCTTGGCGGCGCATGTACTCGACAGCGCGTTCGGGGATGACCTTGAACAAGGCACCCAATTCGGTAGGTACTGGCAGCTTGACGCCGTTGCCGATAACCCAGTTGCCATCACGGGTACGCAGGTCCATCTCGTTGTAATCGTCATCGTCGCTCTTGCCCATAGCGTACAAGGTGCTCAATGCCAACACGGTAGCGGCACGGTTCCAGAACATCTTACGGGCTTCGGCGCGGTTAATGGATGCGCTTGAGTCTGCACCCGATGCTGCGCGGTACAGAACATCCATACCTTGAATGTAAGCGTTGAAGAACGGAATGGTTGTAACCATTGCACCCACGAAGTCGCTTGCACCACGGCGGCGGAAGTTGATGAATTCACGGGCACGGGTCTGTGCCAACAACGCATCACCAGATTCCTTAACGGTCTGATCGTAGATTGCCTTACGCACAGCCAAGTCAGACGCACGAGTAACGCCCTCTAGTCTGTGCAGGAGTTCTTTGACTTTGCCGCGTGGCTTGTAGCCGAGGTCAGCCAGCAATGACGCAGCAGGTTTACCTTGTTGGAAGTCGAACTCACCAGTCAAGCCCAACGCGCCAAACTCTTTGACGTATGGGTGCTGGATGCCGCGCAACTCTGCCAATGCCAGCTTGGGGAAGTTAACCAACGACATGCGAACCAAGGCCAAGGGGCTCTTAACACCCGAGGTCATAATCGCACGTTGAATATCGTCCGTCACCTGCTTCAAAGCAAACGGAGGCATGGCAGTCACAGTCGTACGCAAGACGTTGGAGAACGCGCCCAAACCTTGCAGCCACTTGGCCTTTGGTGGGTTCAAGTCCTTGAATGCCATCACATCGTACTTGGTAGGCAGTTGGAAGTATTGTGGTTCACCGCCGATGTATGCCATCACGGTGTTGTCTTTGCCTTGCGTAGTGTTGCCAAGGAACTTAGCATGGCCAAGGTCTTCCAAGCTGCGCAGTGTATTGGTAGTGGCATCTGTCTTAGTGATCTGGCCCACCATCCAACCGAGCGTGTTGATGTAGTTATCGAACACATTGCCCACTGGACGGTTCAGAGAGCCAACCAACTCTGGCAGCTTGCCAACCTGTGCGATACCCTTGCCGGAAATCTTCTTGATCTTGTTGAACTTTTCAGCAAAGTCTTCAATGCGGTCGAATGGCACATAGCCCACAACCTCTTTCCACTTGGCACCTTCTTCGGGGGTCAAGCGGCCAACTTTAATCATGTGATCGACGAGCGCAATACGTGGCTTGTCCATGAGTGCGCTGAGATTCTGCAGGTCTTTGTCGGCCTTGTACTCGGCCACCAGCGTATCAATATCCGCATCCTTCATGTGGAGCACAAAGTCAGTACCTTGCGTTCTGTTGGATGTTCGCATCTCATCCAAACGCACACCTTCCAAGATGCGGCTGGCCAAGTTAGTAGCGCGTTCAAATGAGTAACCGTTCTTGTTACCCCACTTAGTCAGTGCATCGTAGACCTGTGCAGGTGCATTGTTTTCTGTAGTGAGTTCGGAACGATACTGGCCGGTGTCTTTGTCTTTGACCAGCGTACCGGTTTGGAAATACTCCAATAACAGCTTGCTGTAGTCCTGTGCCTGACGGTACAAGCCCATAGGGTTTAGCTTGCCAAGTGAGTCACGCACTGCGCCATTGAACTGCTTAGACAGACGGCTCTCGACTGTGGCAGCAACGTCAGCAACTTGCGTACGGGCTTTGGTTACAGTGTCAATGTCACCTTGCGCTTGGAAACCTTCAATCAAACGCTTGAGCGCTGACTTCTGTTGGGCTTCCAGTGGACCCATAGAGTCAATGAGTTGCTCTGCGGTGTAGGAAACGGAGAAGTTCTTCTTGGCTTCTGCTTCGGTGTTGATGCCCGTCTTTGATTCGCGGGTAATTGCAGCACTTGCGAACGCTCCGATTTGTTCGGGAGTCAGGTCGCCCATACCAAAAGTAGTGCCAAAGGTACGGTTAATGGCCGCAACAAATGCGGCACGGACTTGATTCCAGAACGCACGCAGTGGTCCTGTCTTTGGCAGTTCGCCAGAGGCTTCGGCCTTGGACAACTCTTCAATGAAGTAGGCAATGGCTTCGTCGTCGATGACTTCCTTACCACGGGCAATATCTGCTTCGGGAATACGGTTTAACGCACGTTGTGCAAGGGCCCGTTCGGGGCTGGCTTCTTTCGATTGCGCCATTTCAACGATGCGGTCTGCGACCTTTTGGTACGCAGCTTCGCCAAGCATGTTCTTCATACCCATGTGTGCACCGACTTCATGCAAAGCAACTGCAATGGCATGTCCTTTTGGAATACCGTCAGCGTAAAGCGTCACAGTCTTACCATCGAACTCACCGCCCACACCTTTGATCGGGCTCTTGTCAGCAAGTTTGACTTTGCCTGACTTCAGCAGGCGTGCCATCGCCTTACCAACGGAAGTCTTATCTGCAGCGATTTCAGCACTAAGTTCATCAAGCGTCTGGCCGGGCATTGTGCCGACTGATTTGCGCTCTTTGTTTTGCTGGTAAAGATCGAGCACATCGAACGGGCTCTTGAGATTGTACACCTTATCCAGCACGCCTTGCCAATCTTTGTCGGCCTGCTCGTCTTCTTCGCTACGCTTAACTGCGGCGGCTGTCTTGGTAGATGCAGGAGGAGTTACTTTGAACTCTTGACCGCTGCGGCCTTTAGCGTAGGCTTTGTCTTGTGCCGCCATTGCTTCTTGCATAGCCTTGGCATCTGCTTTGCGTTGTGCGGCTTCTTCCGCTGTCTCCGTAGCGACAGTAGGTTTAGCAGAAGGCGGCTTTAGTGCACTTGGCTGTGCGACAGGAGCATTGTTTCTCTTGCCAGCAGGTTGCTCAGAAGGTACCAGTCCGAGTCCGACAGGCCCTGCAGGTGATGTGGTGGTTGGTGCGGCGGAGGCTGGTCGAGGGGTGACCACTCGGGTTCCGGCAGGCTTACCAGATACTCCCACGCTTGGCTGACTTCCTCGGGGCTGAGCTGGCGGCTTAATTGCAGGTGCTTGGGTTGTCTTGACACTTGGGGCCTCCTTAAATGCAGGGACTTCGGATGCTAGCAGCGTTTGCAGCAACTGAGCGCGTGGGCTCTTGCCTTCGATCAAGTCTGGCTGGCGTTTAACCAAGTCTTGCAACTGTGTACGGGTTTTCCCGACTACGTTCTTTTCTACCCACTGTGCGGCGGTGCGCAGCGGTATAGCGGTCATCATTACATCTTCAGAAGAGATGGTTGGTTCTGGGCGACCATGTGCCGTTGGCTGGCCTTCTGGGTTACGGCGCAAATTAAGCGGTAACTGCTTGCCTGTTAGTTCAGTAGTAGGTGTTTGCCCTAGGTCTGGGCGGACAGGCTCACCGAACAAGTCGCGTTGTACTTCTTCTGGTACATGCAGGTTGTCCCCAAACATATCGACTTGGGTACGGGGGATGATTGGTGCGTTCTGCAGGGCAGGGAAGTTGGCGGCCTTGGCAGCGTCCGATTCGGCTTGGGCTTTCTCCCCACGAATACGGTCAACCTCGTAGGTATCACGGTCACGTAGCTGCTGTTGTAAATCTGCAACGCGTGCTTCCGTCTCAGGTGTTTTCTCAGCGCGTTTGAGGCGTTCAAGTTCCTTGACCATGTCGCCATAGTTACGGACCGCTTCTAAGCCAAGGTCAAGCTGTTCACCTTTAGGGCCGCCGGGGGCTTCTGGAGGCTTTACTTCAGGCACCGGCTCAATTGGCTTGTATGGGTTAGGCGGCAACTGGTCGGCAGAGAACAAAGGCAGTTGGCCGTTTGCGTCTGGAGTAGCTGCAGGGGGTGTTGGGGCTTTTGCTTCAGGGGCAGCACCAGAGATAGGATGAACTGCAGCGCCAGTCAGGGCACCCATAGCGGCATCACGCGCCGCAGCACCAGCAACACCAGACCATGTAGGAGTTTCAATGCCAGCACGTTGCAAGGCTTTGTTGACAGCGTATTGTTCTTGGCCGCCTTGCGCACCTTCTGGCAATGCTTCTTTGAGACCTGCACCGATAAATCCAGTTTCGGCTTTCTTGCCTGCTTGGGCGGCAATCTTTGCGGCCACTGGCTTGGAGAACTTACCAAGCAATTCAGATTCAACACCGGTGCCACCGGCCACACCGCCAAGACCCGCAGCCGTAGCAATAGTGCCCCAGTTGTCGCCCATGTAGTTCTGAGCTTCACGGGCTTTGTTCTTAGCCTCTTCAGGCTTCATTCCTTGCTTTTCAAGGCCTTCACGCACCGCGTCGTACACGGAGCCTTTGACTTCACCGGCACCTTGCAGGGCACCGATCAGGAATTTAACGCCAAGGCCAACACCGGCAGCAATAGCAACAGGAGCGCCAAGCGTAGCGCCCAAAGCACCCGCACCAATACCCAATGCCACGGTGGGCAGCGAGGAACCAACGCCCTGTGCAATAGTTTGGATGGGGGCTTCTTTGATACCGCCTAGACCGGCGGAGATCTCTTCAAGAGTTTTGCCAGACTTGGCAGCTTCTTGTTCAAGCTGCGCACGGCGCTGCATTTCTGCTTGGCGCTCTGGGGAAAGTTTTGCGCCTAAACCTTTCTGGATGCCTTCAAGATACTCAGCGGGTGCATTGCCTGCCCCGAACGCTTCGGCAATAGATTTGGCAGCACCTACGGCACTTTGCGCACCGGAGATGGCTGTGTCGGACAGAGAGAATGGTGCCTGCTTGACAGGCTTTGGAGGAGTACTGTGCGTGTAGTTTGCCCACTGCCATGCAGTATTCGGATCGGGGGCGTCAACTTCGTAAGTTTTACCACCGACATCTACTTCATACGTGGGCATTTAGCACTCCAGATTAACGTTTTACCTCTCGGACTGCACCGGGGGGAGGGGTTCCGCCAGCGTTCGCAGCGCCGGGGGCTGCAGGCATTGTACTCACCCCGGCCATCTTTGCAATCTCAGCGTTGATAATTTGTAGCTGTTGCTCGTAGGGAGCGCGGCCTGCTTTATCAAACTGATTCATGCCTTTGAGTTGGGCCTGCAAACCGCTTTGCAATGCTTTCAATTCGGCAAGTTGTTGGCGTTCGTCCATTTGCCCCGTACGGGCAGCGGCCATGATGCGCGATGCTTCCATTTGTGCAGCGGCAGCCACGTCGGTATGGTATGTCTGGGCCAAGGCTTGCAGACGTGCGCGGCCTTCTTCACCTGCGGTTTTCTCGCGGCCTGCCAACAACTCACCAGCAGATTTAGATGCGCCAACACCTTCGGCGCGGTTGGCCTTGTTGATGCCGTTAATCATCTCGTAAACTTTTTGCTGCTGCGCCATATCTGCATTTGTAGCTGCTTCTGATTGACGAGCAGACTCCAAACCTGCTGCGCCGTATCCACGCCCAAACGCAGACAAGACTCCTTGCAGATTACGCATACCGCGGTCTTCTTGGCCTTTGGCGTACCGAGCTTTCATCTCTTCAATCATGGCGCGTTCTTCTGCCCCTGCAGGCTGGTCAACACCAAAACCTTTTTGGATGCCTTTGATTGCGTTAATAGCATCTTCGGTTGTTGGTTGTGCGGGCTCTTTAGCCAACTGTTTTTGCAACATGCCAGCAACAGACGACGAACCTAAACCACCAGCAGCAGGTGCAGCAGGAGGACGTGGGCCGCTAGTAGGAGGTACAGTTTGAGCACCAGAAACCACGTTGGTGACATTACCTTGGGCAATACCTTGTCGGTTATTTTTTAAGGCTGACTCAACAGCGCCTTCGGACAAACTTTGTGGCGCGGGAGCGTTTTCTGGAATAGTAACTGGAACCGTCGTAGATTTTGTTGTTTGGAGCGCATTTTTCTCCATGTCTCGTATGTATTGCGCAGCGTCGCTACCTTTACGCTTTAAGAACTCCCCAACATCGCCGCCCATAGCTTGAATAGCCTCAAGAATGCCCATGCCCTCATAGCCAGTTTTATCTGGTAATACGTTGGAACCTTCAGAGCGACCAATGTAACTTCCTGTAGTTCCATCAAACCCAACAATGCCGCCTTCGGCAAACTGCATACCTGAACCAGCGCTGCCGCTTGTCAACCCACCGGGCATCTGAACTGGACCTTGTGGCGGTTGGGCTGCAGGTTGAGCTAAACCCATGGGAGTCTGTGCAGCTTGTTGCTGCATCAATCCAGCTTTCTGCTCGAGTTGTTCCTTAACGCTTGGCATTTGGCCCTTGGCCGCACCTTGCATGTTGTCCCAACGTTCTTTTTCGTCCACCTTGGCTTTAAGTACGGCCGATGCCATCCATGCTGGAACCTTGGGGTCCATGCCGTTTGCAAAACGTTGCAGCTCGGGAATAGATTTGAACTTGAGTTCTTCTTGGACTTTGTACAGATTCATGTTAGTTCCTTATGCCGTAGCCTTTGTTTGGCCCAAGTTTGCAAGCATCTGGTAGAGACCCAACAGGTCGCTACCTTGCGTCAGTGCTGACGACAAACCAGTTTGGTTAGGCGTTGTCGTGTTCGTAGTGATTGGCAATCCTTGCAACAGCCCTTGCTGGTACTGCACCATCTTGTATGGGTTGTCGCGTGCTTCATTGAACTGATTTTGCGCAGCAGTGAGACCTTGCTGTTCGATGTCACGTTGTGTCGCACCCGCCGTACCCAGTGCGTTAAGGGAGTTAAGGCCAAATTGTGCGGAAGCTTCGTTTGCAGCTTCTTGGGCGCGTTGTGTATCCAAACCACGACCTTGTTCAGTATTGAACTGAGACATTGCATTGTTGTACGCAGTGTTGTAGCCCGAACCCAACAGTTGCTGAGTTTTGTCCAGCAAGTTACGGTTCTGTTCGCCCATCAATACAGCTTGACGGCCGCCACCAAAGGCTCCCGCTTGGGTCAGCTTAGACGCATCATTTACGTTAGCAATTTGGGCTTGGCGTTGCAGTTCTTTCAACTGTGGGTCAAGTGACGCTTGCAAGTACGGATTCATGTACTTATTGGCTTGCGCCGCATCAAACGTACCGGTGCTGAATTGCGTAGGAGTCAAGCCTGTTTGAGCAACTTGAGACAGACCTGCGTACTGCTGTTGTTGCAAGTCAGATGGGCCGGCAGTCAACGGGCCTTGGTATTGCTGGTATGGCATCTCTGACAGAGCTTGGCCTTTGCCCAACATGTTAGTGACATAGTCACCAGCCCAAGGAGACAACGTAGAGGACGACGATGTGCCGTACCCTGTAGTGGTAGCTGGCGCCGTTGTGGTCGTTCCGCCATCTGCAAAAGCAACTGCCCCGCCGCCGGCGTAGTTGTGGTGGGTTGCAAGGCCACCGGGCATGAACTTGTCAGGATTGATTTCCTTGCCTTGTTTCTTTGTACCGGTACGGGCTTGGCGAACCTTGTCCATCATGGCATACAAGCGCTGTGCACCAGCATCAGAATTGCCATTACCGAGATGAGATACCACATCAGCGGGCACAACAAACTCCCCATGGCTGAGCTTGGCGGGTTGTTCACCGTCGATTGACGTATTGATTTTGTCGGCCATACCGTCTGTGTTGCCTTGAAGATAGCGCCCATGCGCAAGTCCGCCTACTGCCATATTTTGTCCTTTTGGTGCCCATGGTGTAGCAAACTTGCCTGCGTATGGGTTGGGTTGAGCGGCAGCACGCGGAGCAGCAGCGGCAATGCCTTGGGCTTGTTGAGTAGCAGCCTCTTGCGCTGCAGGGGCTCCAGCAGCAGATGTGAACTGCACGGGAGTGAAATATTGGCGGCCCATAGTGCTTACATCGCTATATGGCACTGCCGCACGAGTAGCTGTGTATTTAGGAATAGAACCTGAGTAGCCACCGTTTTGGTTTGTGATCTTGTTGCCACCCATAGCGGAGTACAACGCAGCCAAGCCAGTCAATGCACCAGCGTTGCCAGTAATCATGCTCTTTAAGTCACTGCCCTTGATGCCTAGGGAGTTTAGGAAGCTGGTGAGTCCGGAAGTATTTGCCCCAGCGCTAGTTAATATATCGCCACCACTTGTGGCAGTTCCGTCGGTTGCAGGAGTTGAACCAATGACGTTGCCGTCCTTGTCCATGATTATTGTGCTTCCGTCATCAAACTTTTGAACGTTGGTGTAGTCCCCGACAGTGCCGGTACCAGACGTCGCATTTGTCAAAGGGGCCGGTGTGCTGCCAGTATCCCCAGTATTAACCCAATCGCCAGTTGTTTCGTCGTAGTAGCCAGCCATATTTAACCTCTTCTGAGAAGCGCAAAAAGGTCATCAATTGACCCG